ATAGCTTGTGGAGATCCCAAAGAAGCTCTCGCCGTAAATCCGCACGTTGTAGTTCGTGCCGATCGTAATGTCGGACGAAATGAAGTCCTCGGTCTGCGCTCCCTCGACCGTGTTCCACGTCAGGTAGGTCGTGCTTGCGGCCGGCTTGTATTCGATGACGACCGAGCCGCCCGACTGGATGAACTCCGCAGCCGGTGGAGTCCAGCCGACGCGGATCCGCGGCAGGATCGTGCCGTCGGCCTGCACGAGCTGCGTCGTGCCGTCTGCCGTGAGCGAAAGGTTCGTCGGCGCGCCGAGCGTGAACGGATCTGGCAACGTCGTGTTCGGCGAGTCCGGCACGGCGATTTGATCGCCGACGGCCCACGAGTAAACCGACGAAGCGGTCTCGCGAAGCGTCATGTCGATAAACACCTGCGGAGGCGTCCCGTCGCTCGCAAAGTTCCATTCCATTACCTCGAAGACCTTCGACGACCAGCCGAGTTTTTCGTTGGTAATCATCACCGTGTCACCAGCCCGGACCTGCATCGCCTCAAGGCGGAAGCGTGCCGAGAACGTGATTTCCTCCCGAGCGCGGCGCAGCTCCAGCACGGCGAGCCGTTGAGCGCAACTAGGCGAGGTGGTGAACGGGAGAACTACGTCCCGAAAAAACACGTTGTTGTTGTCGGCGGTGACGTAGGTGGCCGAGCTGATCGTCGGGAAGTCGGTCACTTGCCAGTTGTTCGTCTCGCTGACGTAAACGCCTTTGACCGAGTTCACCCGGTCGCGTGCGCTCGTCCGCGTCTGCACGTTGAGCGGTCCCACAAAATGCTTCTCGGTCAGGGTCACCGTTGGTATGCGGTAGGCAGACGCGTAAGGCACGATCCGGCCGCCCGTGTAGGCGATCAGCCCGCCCATTGCGCTGAGGAGCTTGCCGATGTTCTCGTCTGGACTTGCGCTCGTCACAATCACGCCGTTCGCCTCGTAGCGGTTCTCGTAAACCGTCGGCGAGAGCGGAAGGATTTGAACCTGCTCTTCGCAAATCGTGGCGGCGACGCCGAACGCGGTATCGTCAACCTCGGCTGCGGTCATACCCATGCCCAGCGCCGTGTCGGTGAGGTAGTCGCGCAAGCAGAGCGCGGCGTTGGCGGAATAGGCGGTTGTCGCCGTGCGCGGATCCAGCACCTTCTTGCCGCGAATGACGGCGCTGATGTTCGGAATCCCGCTCGGGAATTTCTCGGCGTCCCACGTCAGGCGCACGTAAAGGTAGGCGATGCCAGAGAGCTTGTGGTCCGACGTCCATTTGCCATCGGTCAGGCTCGCGGTGTCCGCGATCAAATCCGCGTCGGCGGTGTCGCCGGGAACGCCGCGCTTTTTGTTCACCCGGGCGACGCCTGCGTAAAATCCCGTCGGCGTGTTGCCGGTCAGCGGCACCAGCTCGTCGTTGAAATACACCTCGTCAATCGCTTCGACCTCGTGGCCGGCGAGCGTCAGGACGATGTGCAGAAACTCGTTCTTTGTTCCCGTCGTGCTGAGATAAACGATGGTCCCGCTGACGCGGCTTTTCCCGTAAACAATCGTCCGCGCCGAAATCGGTGACCGAACCATTTGCGACCGGTCCGAGAGCGACGAGTCGGCGAAGCTCGGCATCTTTGGCGCGAGCAGTTTCGACGCGGCCATTGAACCGCCGATGACCGCAGTGAAAGCCACGATGTATCCGATTGCGGTCGCAATCGCTGCCGATGTGACGCCAACGGTTAGTGCTGCGCTCGCGACTGCGTAGGCGATAGCGTAAATGATTCCTTGTGGCATGTTAGATTTTCCAGAAACGCGTTTCCGCGCCGTCGTTTAAGTCAGCGAATAAAAGCCCATCCTTCCCGACATAAGCGATTTTCGAGCCTATCACGATCGTCATCGTCTCGCCGTTGCCACAATCACGCACCGCGATGTCTCCCCGAGCAGCGAATCCTTGGCCGATTGGCTTGAATCCTAGAGGCTCCATGTGCGCTTGGATAGTTCCGATCAGGCCGCCGTGTTTTTCGAGCACGCGCACGCCAGAAAGCGCGCTGTTGTAGGTGCCGCGCAGGCGCGCCGCTGGGTCGATTCCTGTGCAAAGCTCAATCCAGTTTGCTCCAAATAGGCAGCAATCGTTTGATCCCCACGCGAAAGGTTGATCGCGCTTTTGCTCGATGAATTTTGCAAGCAGGTCCGGCCAGTTGTCGCGGCGTGCTGGCATGGTCACATGTATGAGGTGGCCTCGGTCTCTCCGCCGCCCTCGCGCACCGGCGCCGCAAGCTTCGCGTTGCCCCAGTAAATTTGTTTTTCTTGGATCGCGGTGACGAACTCCAAGCCAAGATCGCCGGGGTGCAAATTTTCCTGCTCTTCCTGCGTGTAGCGCACCTCACGCGGCCGGCGAAAATCCACGAGCTTGTTTTCCGCGCTCATGATAATCGTCGCGTTCTGACCGTCATCGTTGACCGACATGACATCCATGCGGCCGGCGAAGATCGTGACGGGCGAGGAGACAATTGCGCCGGTCGCGTCGAGTGCGCCGAACAGCACGGAGCAGGCTTTCCCTTGGTAGTTCTCGGTGAGCGCAATCGATACGTAAGCGCTCGGAATTCCCGAGAGCTGGAAGTTGATTCCACGCGCCGAGAGGTCGGTCGTCTCTTCGACCGGCGAAATCGTCCCGAGTGTGCCGATGCCTTGATAAGTCACGCTGCCGACGGTAATCGTCCCGTAACCGCTCCAGAGCCGGACCGGAGTCGAGAACGAGAACGACGCGAGCAAGATCGGCGAGAGCTGCGACGCGCTGACCTCGGTGACCATGTTGGCCGAGAGCGACCGGCCGGCGGTGGTGATGCTCATGACTCGACGTCCTCCACGATGGCGAAGCCCACGCCGTAAATACTCGCCTCGCCGATTGACCATTCGGTGCTTGGCGATGCGAGGCGGAAGACGCCTTGAGCGCGAGCGGCGTTGCCGGTCCTGCCGTAGATGATCGAAGTGCCGCCGGCGTAGCTTTTGCGGAGAGCCGGGAAAACGTCCACGCTCGATGACGAGGTCGATTCGACGACCTTGTAAAGCGAGGTTGAGATTTGCAGCCAATCGCCAACGGCGAATTGCCCGCTCGCTCCGCTGATCCCGAGCGTGGTGCCGTTCGCGGTTGCGCTGGAAACGGCGAGGTTCCCGGTGACGCCGCCTCGGTTAAGCGGGTTGGCGTAGTCTTGAAAATAGAACGTGCCGCGCTGCGCCTTGAGCAGGAAGGCGACGATCTCCTCAGCGTCCGCACGCTTCATCGGCGGACAATCGACCGAGCCGAGCCACGCTTGGCCCGGCCAGTTGTATTGCTGGGTCTGCAACGTGAAGGGCGACGTGTTGCGCGAGGTCGCAGAAACGCCCGTAAACGACAAGCGCGAGAGGTTGAACGGACTCGGCGGCGTGAGTGGATAGGAGATGGCCATGACGATTAGGCGAAGGCTGCGCGGTATCCGCCGCCGCGTCGAACCATGTCGGGGATCTCGGCCTTTAGCCGGCGCCGTTCTTGTTCGAGGATCGGAGCGAGTTCGGCGCGAGAGACGCCGGCCGCGATGTTGTAATTGACCGTCACGCTGCCGCCGCCCGAACCGCTGCCGCCGCCCATCTTGTTGTTTGGAACGATGGTGCCCGACGCGTGCGGCACGAACAGCTCTGGGCCTTTTTCGCCGACGACGTAAGAGGAGCCTGCGCTCACCGGCCCGCCATCGGCCATGAAACCGGCAAAGCCTTTGCCTTGCAGAACTCCGGTAACTCCTGCCGCGAGGCGCTGCGTGACCATTTGCTGGAACACTAGCCGCACCAAATCACGGCCGAGCGCGCGGACGACCTCGCTGAGCTTTTGCCCGCTCAAGATCGCATCCTCGAAGCCTTGGGCGATCATGTTGCCGGCGTCGTTGCTCATTTGCGCGAGTTGAGACATTGCAGGAATCGTTTTGTTTGCCTCTTCGTTCACCATACTGAGGCGCGATGCCATATCCTCAACATCGCCTGATGTTGCTGCAAATGCTGCGCCGGCCTCTCCGGTAAGACGAATCATGGTCTCGTCATCTATGGTTTTTTTGGCGTGCAATAAATCGATGCGCTCCAGCGCAGCGACGTATTTTTCCATCGGAGTCATGACGGAATCACTTAAAGATTTGCCGAGCTCTCGGTTCGCCAAAGTCTGCTCGATCGTTGCCTCAATCCTTGCGGAAGCATCATCCCTTGGAACTTCAAGACCTTTCAGCATGAGATTGCTAGACTCCCGCAAAAGATCATTAACCTTTTTCTGCGCGTCGAGTGATTCGTCGTCTGATTTTGTTTTGATTTCAGCCGTGTCTCTTTCGATTTGATTTATTAAATTAAGATTCGCAATGACCAGCGATGCCCGCATTGCTTCCAGTTTTTTAAGCTCTTCGGCTTCTTTGACGCTGCCTAGCTGAACGGTCACCGATCCGCCTTGTGGTAGTGCGACCACTTCCTCTCTTACGTTGCTGCGCAGCTTGTCGATTTCTGCGGCGTTTTTTATGATTTTTGCTTGGATAGTTTCCAGTTGGCGCACCGGGTCCATCGCCGCGAAAATACCTGCTTCCAAAATTCCTTCCGACTCAAGTCGAGATTCTCTCAAAATCTTGCGGACATTTTCCGCACGCATAACCAATTCGGTCAATTTTGTGATGACGGAATCAATAACTGAGGTCAGCGAAAGACCGAGCGCCGCTGCAAACCCTGCGCCGAGAGCCCGCGGGTCGAAGGCTCTTTTCATGAAGCCCGCCGCCGTTTGAGAGCTTTGCTGCAACTTCGCGAGCGAGTTCTGCACGCTGGCAAAAGCCTGCTTCGTCGCATCCACCGCCCGCAGAATAAATGATGCCTCAGCCATGTTGTTTTAGTTTTCGGTTTTGGTGTTCGATGTAAGCCAGCCAGCCGTTCAGTTCCTCGGCCGGCATCGCGAGCACCTCGTGGGCAAATTTGTGCAGACGATCCGCGAGCGCGTAAACGGCGAGGAGGTCTGCCGCCTCCCCGCCGTAGATCAGTTTTTTAGGTCGTCTACCTTCGGTGCGTCGTCCGCGAGAATGGCGTTTGCGACGCGGCCGACGACGTTGCTGTCGGCCTTGTTCAACAACGTCGGCTTGTGCTCAATAGTGAACAGCTTCGCGCCGTGCTCGTCGGTCGCTTTCATGATCAGGATGTCCACGAGCAGCTCCATGTCGTTCTCTTTGCTGCGACGATAAAGCCGGTTTTTTTCCGAGAGCGTGACCGGCGTTGCGTGCACGACTAGCTTCCACTCCGGCACGTCGATTTTGCGCGTGCCGAGTGAGGCGAAGTGTTCTCTTACGAGGTCGATTGCGTCCATGTGTGTGTTGTGTTTTTTGCCTGCGAAATTAAGCCGTTAGCACAGAAAGCACTCCATTTCCCTCGAAACTAATTTGACCTTCTATAATACCGTCAAATGAAGCACTTACGTTAAACTGGGTCACGATGGCGGCGCCGGAATAGTAAACGTCGCCGGTGGATGCGCCCTCTGGGTAAAGGTTCAGCGTGACCGAGCTTCCGATGGTGATCAGGAGCTGGCCGGCGTCGCCTTCGTCCCAGTAAAGGTCACCAGAAACCGAGAACGATTTCATGGACGCGAGCCGGGTGCGGTAGGTGTCGCCGAGGACGGAGTCCTCGACCGTGTCGGACGAGTGGGTAAGAGCGTAGTTCCTTAGCTCGCCAATCGTCGTGCTGGACAGTTTGATGAGGCCTTCTCGGCCGAGTTTTGTTGCCATAAAATTTTTTTAGTCGGTTGAAAAATAGATGCAGTTAAAGGTGTGCCGAGCCGAGCCGAAGCGCCGGTCTTCGTCTGGCTCGATCGTATATTCGACGCTCGTCAAATGCAGGTCTTGACACTGCCCGCCGAGCGTAACGTCCGCGAGCACCGCCGCCTCGACCGCTGCGCTGCCGGTGTCGAAAAGGTCATCGATCAGGTAGGTGCCGCTCTCGGCGGTGAAGTAGTCCACGACGAGCTGCAGCTGCCGGTATTGCGTGCGGTTGCTCGGCCCGAGCGTGCGGACCTCGATCTGCTCGCTG